GGAGAAAACAATGAATGAACAAGTAGCGGAAGCACAACCAGAAAATAAACAACCACCAAAAGCTATGGTGATGAAACGTCAGAAATACACAAACCAAGAAAAACGAGAGCGAGAGGAAAAGGAACTTGCAGAACTTGTAGAGAAAAACAAACAGCAAGCAACAGAACCTGAAGCAACACCAGAGCAAGAACCAGAGGTTACAGGAGAAGAAAAAACCTTTAAGAAACGCTACGGAGACCTGCGTAGACATATGCAGGAAAAAGACAAAGAAGTGCAAGGACAAATTGACGCACTTAAAAAACAACTTGACGAAGCCACTAAAAAAGAAATCAAGTTACCTAAGTCTGAACAGGACATAGAAACATGGGCAGAGCAGTATCCAGATGTAGCAGCGATTGTTGAAACAATAGCCATAAAGAAAGCAAAAGAACAGTCCGATATTATTGAAAAACGTGTAAAAGCACTTGACGAAATGCAACAAAATGTTACACGTGAAAAGGCAGAAAGTGAATTACTTAAATTTCATCCTGACTTTAATGAAATAAAAGATACAGATGAGTTTCACGATTGGGCAGACACACAGCCTAAATGGGTACAGGACGCTCTGTATGAAAATGAAAATGATGCACGTTCAGCAGCAAGGGCAATAGACCTTTACAAAGCAGACATGGGTATCACAGGTAAAAAGAAACAGACTTCAAATGAAGCTGCTAAATCTGTAAACACTAAGAGTGCTAGAAATGCACCACCAACAGATGACACAAAAGCTTTTATAAAAGAGTCTGACGTAAATAAAATGTCAGCACAGGAATACGAAAAGAAAGCAGACAGTATCATGGAAGCTATTCGGGCAGGAAAGTTTATTTATGATATTTCTGGCAATGCACGTTAAAAAAGTGTTGACAAATAGAATTTTATACATATAACTATATAATATATGTATAATTTAGGGTGTGACCTCATATTGACTACTTACACTCTACAATCCGCAAACATCAATAAGTTTTTTAGTCTAACCTAATCACGGTAAGCCCATCTACTGACGTAGGCATACGTCTTTATTTGCACCTTACACGAATTAGCCACTATAAAAAGATTGTAGTTTTGCATCTGTAAAAGCTAAAGGAGGTTATAATCAATGGCTTTTAAAACCGCAGCAGGTTACGGTAATCTACCAAACGGTAATTTCTCACCAGTAATCTATTCCAAACAGGTGCAGTTGGCTTTCCGCAAGAGTTCTATTGTGGAAGCGATAACTAATTCTGATTATTTTGGAGAGATTTCGGGTATGGGCGATACCGTTAAGATTATCAAAGAACCTGAAATCACTGTGAAAGAGTATGCACGTGGTGCTCAAATTACTCCACAGGATTTGGATGACGAGGACTTCAGCCTTGTTGTTGACAAAGCAAACTATTTTGCGTTTAAAGTTGACGACATTGAAGAAGCTCACTCACATGTCAATTTCCAAAGCCTTGCGAGTGATCGGGCTGCATATCGACTAGCAGACCAATTCGACCAAGAAGTTCTTGGATACATGAGTGGATTTAAACAATCTGCTATCAGTAGTGTTGCAGGAACAGCAAACGATGTTGTTTCAGGTACTAAGGCAGTATCAACTGCAGCGTCTAATGAACTACTTGCTTCTATGCAGGTAGACGCAGAAGACTTTAACGGTGGCTCTTCAGGAAACTCTATTGTAGTTGTTCCAAGAGCAGGTGGCGATAGCTTAAATACTACAACAGCTAAAGCTTCACCATTGTCCGTTATAGCTAGAATGTCTCGTAAGCTTGACCAACAGTTTGTTGACAGTCAAGGACGATGGCTAGTTATTGACCCTGTATTTGCAGAGTTACTCAAAGACGAGGATTCACGTTTGATGGATGCTGACTTTGGTGGTTCTGGATTGCAGAACGGACTTATCTTTAATAATATACATGGATTTAAAGTGTATATGTCAAACAATTTACCTGCAGTAGGTAATGGACCAACTGGTGCTACGTCAACAGGAAGTTCTCATTACGGTGTAATATGTGCAGGGCATACGTCAGCAGTAGCATCTGCAGAACAAATCAATAAAACGGAAACATACCGTGATCCTGATTCGTTTGCAGACATTGTTAGAGGTATGCATCTATACGGCAGAAAAATACTACGACCCGAATCTTTGACTAGGGCGTTGTATGTTTCATCAATATAGGGGAGGATTAGAAAATGGCAACTTATGATATGACATCTTCAAGCACCACTGGTGTTTCTTCCAACTCTATAGCAGTATTACCTTCCCAAACTGGTATGGGTGCAATGCGTATGATGCAAGCTTACTTGGACATTGACGCACTCGTAACAGCAGGGTATTCTGGTGCAGATGGTGACATCTTTCAACTACTTGAAATTCCTGCAGGAACACTTGTTTTGTTTGCAGGTGCTGAAGTGGAAAAAGCATTTACTTCCAGTTGTACTTTAGACATGGACTTTGCTGCAGGTGACGACATCATTGATGGTGCTGACATCACTTCAACAGGGTTCTGTGCCGAAGGTTCTAACGGACAGTCAAATGACGTTACTACAGGTGCAGCTTCAACATTCACTCAATTTGTATCTAGTACAGATACGATTGACTGTTTGATTGCAGGTGCAGCCCCTGCTACAGGACGATTACGAGTGTATGCTTGTGTAATTGACTGTAACGATGTAGGTGCAGCAGGTAAAGCTGATGAAGTTGATAGAGACCAGTTAGCTTAATGTTATTAGTGAGGGCAGGGCAACTTGCCCTCGCTTTTAAATTAAAGGATTATTATGGCTACAACGTATATAACTTTATGTAATGATTTATTAAGACGCTTAAATGAAGTTACATTTGATACATCAGGAGATGGATTTTCTGGAGCTAAAAATATTCAAGCTATAGCTAAAGACGCTATCAATAATTCAATACGAGAAATACTTCAAGACGGTCATCAATTTCCGTTTCTTAAAACAACAACAACTCAAACTATGACTGCAGGTACAGGAACATATGATTTTCCTAGTGACTTAGCTAGTGTAGATTGGGATACTTTTTATATTAAAGAATTAAGTAGTGCAAGCAATACACCTATGGCTCTACCTACAATTTCATTTGATGTATACACACAAAAATATAGAGCCGTAGAAGACGCAGCAGGAACAAGTGGTAGAGCAGCACCTACATTAATCTATCAAACTGCAGAAGAAAAGTTTGGTGTGTATCCATTACCAGATGCTGCATATGTTATTGAGTATGTCTATTACAAATTTCCAGATGATCTATCGGCATTTGGTGATACTATGATTATACCTGATAGGTTTAAGTATATTATAATAGATGGTGCAATGGTATATATGATGAGATTTAGATCTAATGAACAATCTGCTCAAATACATCAACAAAAATTTACACAGGGTATAAAGTCAATGAGAAGATTATTATTAGATGACCCTATATCAATACGGTCTACTATGATTACTAGACCACATTATTCTACAGATGTTATAAACTTGAGTTCGTAAAATGGCAGATCAAGTATCCACATTTAAAGCAGTCTGCAGGGGTGGATTAAATACTGGTTCAGATGTATTATCTTTAGGAACAGAAGCATCTGGTGCTGCTACTCAATTAGTAAATTATGAACCTAACCTAGAAGGTGGATATAGAAAAATAAGTGGCTATGCTCATAGCTTTGGAACTGTAACAGGAACAGGTTCAGTATTAGGCATAGCAGTGGCTAACGGAATTAATCAAGGTATACTAGCGTGTAGAACACCATCATCAGGAAATAATTATTTACATCATTGGAATTTTTACTATACATTTACTGTAGGTGCAGATACAAATTTAACAGTAGGACAAACTTTAACAGAACGATCTGATGCCTCTGATGCAGATACAGCTACATCAGTAACTGGTGTTCTTATATCTAAAAGTTCTAATACTATTGTAGTTAATTTTGGAAGACTGCCATCTGCTGTGTTTACCAACGGTAATCATATATCAGATGACAGTTTTTCTACAAGTACAAACATAGCTACTGCTCCTAGTGTTGTAGGTTGGACAGCCGTAAGTACAAGTGGTTCTCCTACAATGACAGGTGTTAGTAGAGTACGGTTTACAGAAATTAATTTTGGCACACCAAAAGTTGTATTAACAGACGGTGTAAATCCTGCAGCCACGTATGATGGTAGCACCTATACACAAATAACAGATGCAAATGCTCCAACAGACCCAACAATATCTGAGGAATTTCAAAACCATTTATTTTTAACGGGAGATCCTGCACAAGTAAGTAAATTATTTTTTAGTGCTCCTACAGCAGAAACAGATTTTGACCCTGCCAATGGAGCAGGTGTAATAAATGTAGGTTTTGAAATAGTTGCAATTAAAAAGTTTCGTAACGTACTTTATATATTTGGTAAAAATAATATTAAAAGATTAGTAGGAGAAAATTCTGCTAATTTTAGATTAGAAACAGTTACTTCAAA